CAACTTCAGATGTTTGGTAATGATTTAAAAAATGAGTTAGTTGATTGTAAATTAGCGTATAATACTCCTGAACTTGCTAAAGAACTTTTCCTAAAGTCAAAGGAGCATGTAAATGACAAAAATATGCCCAGTTTTGATCGTGCTGTGGCTTTTTATGTTGTTAATAAGTGTAGCTTCAGTGGTCTCACAGAGAGTTCATCATTTTCAGAACAAGCATCGAACTCCAACTTCTCTATGCGCGGGATCGAAAAACTGCCTGCGTATTCTGCTTTAATTAAAAATTGGCGTATAACTAATTATTCCTACGACTATCTGATGGATGGAAACAAGAGTGCTTTTATGTATCTCGATCCTCCTTACGATATTAAGGACAACCTCTATGGGCGTAAGGGATCAATGCACAAAGGATTTGATCACGATAAGTTTGCTGCTGATTGCGATACTAACGATATGGATCAGTTAATCAGTTATAACTCCGATCAACTTGTAAAAGACCGATTTAAGGACTGGAACGCTGCTGAGTTTGATTTGACTTATACAATGCGTTCTGTTGGTGAATATATGCGTGAGCAAAAACAACGTAAAGAACTATTGCTTTTTAATTATGAAATGTCAAGTAACATTGTATAAGGCAGGAACTGTATTTAAGGAAGAAGTGATTGCAAAGGATTATCAAGATGCCCGACAAGTTGCTCTCGCTCGTAATCCTGGCGCAAAAGTTGTTGGAGTAACTGCTGTTTTTTGATAGGAGAATTATCTTGCTTACCTACGAATATAAATTCACACCACATATTAATCCAGGTATACTTGAGTTTCAATTATACAAATATCATATTGATTTACTTTGGTCTTATATCAAAAAGTCTACTGTTAATGATGGGTGGATACTTGATAAAGATAATAACGTTGTTGAAAGGGGACCTTATCAACAATGGGCTTTGTATGATACAACTAAACTTTTTGAGTCTGAAGTTTTAATTCCAGCAGTTAATTCTTATATTAGTCGTTGGGGATATCCAATGAGTTGTAAAACAACTCATTATCCAATTCCTTGCCTTAATCGCTTTTGGACCAGAATTTCAAGAGCAGGAGAATATCAACCAATACATAATCACCAATCTATTTGGAGCTTTATTATTTGGATGAAGATACCTTTTGAATATCAGGATGAGCAAACTGAAGAACTTGCAGAATTATATCCAGAATCTGGAAATATGACTATTTGTTATCTTGATTCTGTTGGAAGAATTCAAAAAAAACCCTATAGATTGGGTAAGAATTATGAAGGAACTATGATTTTATTCCCTGGAGAATTCAATCATATTGTTTATCCATATCATACTAGTGACGAATATCGAATTAGTATAGCTGGAGATGTTGCAATTGATAGTATGCAACACTTAGAACCATTACCCACAAATACTTTTAATGATTTTAAGTATGGAAATTTCTATAATGCTGAAAACAATAATGAAGTAAATTAATGGAATTAAAAGATTGGTTAAATTCAATTAATCACACAAAAGATAATCTAGTATCTGATGATCCAACTTTAATTAAAAGTTATCCACCTTATATTATTAATAGGTGTCTATCATCTCATATTGACGCAATTTTTTTTGCAAATGAAATGAATAAAAGTCATTTTCTAGACAAGGAACTGCAATATTCTTTTTATCTAAATAGTTTGAGGAAAAAGAAGAGATTCTCTCCTTGGCTCCGAAAAGATAAAGTTAACGACCTTGATATTGTAAAACAATACTATAGTTATAGTAATGATAAAGCAATGCAAGCACTGAAAATTTTATCTAGAGAACAACTCGATTTTATTAAACAAAGACTTGATACTGGTGGAAAGAACAAATGACTAATAATACTATTGAACCTCAGGTTAATTGGACACCCAATATGATGGTGGAAGTTATTCTTAATGAACCTGACGACTTCCTTAAAGTTCGTGAAACTTTAACTCGCATCGGAGTTGCATCGCGCAAGGAGAAAAAACTCTATCAATCTTGCCATATTCTACATAAGCAAGGTAGATATTATATTACCCACTTTAAAGAATTGTTTGCTTTAGATGGCAAACACGCAAATCTTACTGTCAATGATATTCAAAGAAGGAATAGAATTGCAAGACTTCTTTCGGATTGGGGTCTGATTAGTGTTGTGAATGGAGACTCTATTAGTGACATTGCACCACTTAATCAAATTAAAGTTCTCTCTTATAAAGATAAAGGAGACTGGATTCTAGAACAAAAATATAATATTGGGTCTAAGAAGAAACCATCTGACGATGAGTAATAGAAACCGTATAAAAAAGTGAGGGGTTTACTACCCCTCTTTTTTTGAAATCTTGTATAATTAGTAATGGGTGCCGAAAGGGTCCACAAAATACAAACTCGCTTTTAAAGGAGCTACCATAATGACTAACCTTGTAACCTCACGGTTTACATCTGCGGATTTGCCTGCCTTGATGGACAGGATTACCCGCAATAGCATTGGAATGGATGAATATTTTGATCGTCTATTTAATCTTCATGAAACTACATCTAATTATCCACCATACAATCTTGTTCAGGTAAGCAATGTGGAATCACGCCTAGAACTTGCACTTGCTGGATTTAAAAAGGAGGAAGTTCATGTATACACGGAGTATGGAAAACTTTTTGTCGAAGGGCAAAAGGAGGACAGAGAGACTGATACCCATTACCTCCATAAGGGATTGGCTCAACGATCTTTCAAAAGAGCGTGGACAATCGCTGATGACACTGAAGTACGAGAGGTTGCCTTTGATAATGGATTGTTGACTATTGTTCTTGGTAAAGTAGTTCCAGATCATCATGCTCGTAGAGATTATCTCTAAATAAAATAAAAACAATGAAAACATTCCGCCAATTTATTACTGAAATTAAAACCATAGGTTTTAAAATGGCAAAACCCCATAAAGTTTATAGTAAAAATAGAGTGACAAACATTGGTGCTGGCAGAGCAGTTCCAAAAAGATCTGCATCAAGTGCTGGGGGTGATGGTGGTGATGGTGGCGGCGGAGATGAATAAATAATACTGAATATCGTCGGCGCAAGGGCGAGAGCTGGCAAATATCAGCTCTTGCCCCATTTTCTTTTTTGTGCTAGTATTTAAATAAAGTTTTATCAAAATTATGGCAATTAAATTAGCTGTTGTAAAAACAGGAGAACAGATTGTTACCAAAGTTGAGGAAATGCTTCTTGAAGATAAAGTAGTTGGATACTTTTTCATTAAACCTTGTTTAGTAAAAACTACAGATCCAAAAGTTAATAAATCAACTGGTAGTGCATCACTTGATATTAAATTGAGTCCATGGATTCCATTGGGCAAAGGAATTAGATTTCCAGTTCCTCTTGACTGGATTGTTACGTTTATTGATCCAGTAGACGAACTACACAAAATGTATGTTGTAGATATTCTTAGAGAAACTGAAGAAACTCAAGAACAATCTATTGTTTTAACCGATTCATGTGAGGATTGCTGATATGTCAAAAAATTCAAAGGTAATTATTTTTACTTCTGGTGGAACTCTGATTTCTCAAATTGAAGAAGCAGAATCTGCTGATATTGGAGAACCTGATTGTAAATTAGTTCAACCATTTAATATTATTTCTGATGGTACGCTGCAACCATGGTTAGGAGAAATGACCATTCAGAATGAATTCATGATTCATTCTGATAAAATCTTGACTATTGCCGAACCCACTGCTAGAATCAAGGAACTGTATGATGACTTGACTAAGTAATGAGGTTTTATACCAACGTCCAAATGGTCGGGGATCAATTTCTCGTAAGAGGATATGAAGATGGAAAACACTTCATGACTCGTGAGAAATTTACTCCGACCCTTTTTGTTACTTCAAATAAAAAAACGAATTATAAAACTTTATCTGGGGAATATGTAGAATCTATTAAACCTGGATTTGTAAAAGAATGTAGAGAATTTATAAAAAAATATGAAGGTGTAGACGGATTTAAGGTTTACGGAAATGAAAGATATATTTACCAATACATATCGGACAAATACCCACAATCTGAAATAAAATTTGATATTAGTAAGA